CTAATCAGCCGTACAGGTGCTGCACGTCCTGCCGGGGCTCGTTCCCGGCACATTCGCACCGCCGCTGAGAGTGCTGCCTTGAGACAAGTCCCACTTCACCCCGGTAACGTTTGATGCGCCCTCGACCGTGCCAAAGATCGCGTTGCTCAGACCGCCCTCGACGACGACTCCATTGGCTGCGGTGAGAGGGCCGCTGAAGGTCATCGTCGAATCGTTTTCAAATTCGCCGTGCATATTGAGCGCCAGCAGAGACCCGACATTTCCGGCGCAAATCCTCGAGGGTTTGCCCAGCACGATGAGGGAATGGTAGGTCGATTTGAAAACTGCCCCACCCTCGGGAGCGCAATAGGTATTGCCGCCGGCGCCCACATCCAGAAACAATGCTCCCCAGGCAACCGTAACGCCATTGGCAAAGTTGCACCCGGTCGGTTGGATGATCGCGGCGGCGAAAAATCCCTCATACGAAGGATTTCCCGTCAGCGACGCGCCATTGCAGTTCAGGATGATTCCAGAGCCGCCTTGCGAACCGATCGGCGAACCGCCGTGCGGCGGCCAGTGGATGCCCAGCGGATCGGACTGGCCGGAGCAGCTGCCGCCGTTAAAGGTGCATTTCACTGAGAACTGCGCTGATATATTGGCCGCCATCACCTCGCCGGCGAAATCGAGCGCGTTGTTTGCGCTCTTGAACGCCCGCGATCCCGTGGAGAGCCCATCAGCCACGCCGGGTCTATCGGAACCATTGACCGGATCCCAATTCAGAACAAATTGATTGCCGGACGGGATTTGCCAGAGATTGGGGCATCGCGTGATTTGCCATGTAATGGAGGCTACGACGGTCACTTCCAGGGTCTGCAGCGGGTAGAGGTAAGTGCCCTCCCAATCTGTCGGCTGACATCCGTGTATGCCGCCGACTATAATCCACTTCGCGCCTGTCGTGTTTGATCCTGTCGGCAACGGATCCGCGTTGGTGATCGTTATGCGGCAGCCGACAGGGAAGCCGGAGGCGTTGGGCACCATGGTTGAGTACAACTCCCCCCCGCCGAGCACATAATTCCAGCCGCAATGCGCGTTGTCGACGGTTACGGGCCCGGATGTGAAGGGCGCGCCACCGACAGTGGGAAGCATAGCGCCGTCCGGTGTGGTGCTTTGCGGTATCGCGGAGATTGTGGCCGCGAAAAGCAGCGAGACGACACTGAGAAACATCGGCAGCGAACGGATGCGTTTCATCATCGCCAACTCATGCGCAAAAGTGTCATCCCTTTTATCGCTCCAGCACCGTCATCTCGTTCGCGTCTCGTCTTTTTCATGACCATCCGCGCCTTATGATACTCCATGGCTAGACTCTAAGGCAGCGGTTGAATTTCGAGATAGGCGTTCATCGTGCAGGTGCTGCCCTGGGGCGTACCGATGTTCAAATACAGGGTCGTAAAATTATACGCCGTGCCGCCGGCGCCGCTTGATTGAGTGCCGTTTCCGGCCGTGTTTAAGGCAGTCGTGGTTATCGCCGAAAGGGCGGTTTGCCCGAGGAGTGCCGTGCCGCCCTGGGAGGCAGCACTGTAGAGGCCAAACTTTGCCGTCGTGAATGTTCCGGTCAGGCCTTGTGTGAAGTACGTCTTGATTCGCCAATTCGACACACCAGACGGCAACGGCACGGTAAACGATGTGTCCCCGGTCGCGTTGCAGTTCACGTTATCGATCGGAATATTGATCTGCGGATAATTGAGCAGCGCCAGGACTTGCGATGGTGTGCAATCAACTTCAGACGTGCCGTTGAGGCTGCATTTGACGGTATTTGCGCCGCCCGACGCCATGCCGGAATTTTGCAGCTGCTCGTATTTGTTATTCGCGCTCGAACCGCCCCCTGACACTATCGGCCAATGACTGGTGCCGAAATCGAACGATGACGACGCTCCGCTGCCGGATGGCACACCGATCGCGCCAACGAAACTGATCGGCACGCAATCGGATGAGCCGGGAAAGAACGAGTTAGGATTCTCCAAGCCCGCCAGGACGAATGGCCCGCCGATGTTGCAGCGGCGCCCAGTGATTCCGGAGAATCCAGGGAAGCTTGGTGAGGCGGCACTCAGCGGCTGGCCGCCGTTGATGATCCCGCCGGTGCCAATGATGGCGAAAGAGGACGAGAAAGTTAGGCCGGCAGAGCCAGTGCATCCTACGGCGGGATCGAGGACGCCGCCAGATGTGATATAGAGAAACGCTACCATATTGCCGGTGACAAAACAGGGTCCGTCAATAGTGACAGAGGCGCCGTAGGTCAAATCGATGGCAATGCCCGACGTGAGCGCACCGAAGGAAACATTGTTTAGATCGACGTGCCCGGGAGCACCGACACCGCCAACAATGAAATTCTCGCCATTGCTGGAACCGTTATCCGCGAACGCCACATTGTTGAATCCGAGCGTGCATCCATCCTTGAACGCGACAGCGTTGCCGAAGAGCGGCGGCACAATGGCAACGGAGGTCGCAGCGGTGCTGTCGCCGTTGACCTGGATAACAGACGTGCCGAGGAAGGGGCCGCCTTCGCAAACCATCGCGTAATTCGGCGAAGCTGCATGCGCGAGATTGATCGCATTGGCGAAGCCGGCTGAGTGAATATGGTTCAGAAAAAGATTTAACGCGCGCTGCGCAGTCAGGCACGCGGTCGCCGGCCGCAGGCAATCGTTGGCGTCGCTTCCAGGCCCGCAGGTCGAAGCGCCTGTCGTGCCGCAGGTCGCGGACGCGGTGATAACATCGCCGTTGCCGATGCCGGCGCCAACGACATTCGCCGACAATACCGCCGTCGTGCCGGTTACCGAAAGCACCGTTGTGCCGCTCGGGATGGCGGCCGGTGTAGTGACGTCAGAGATCTGCACGCCGGCCGCAATCCACGACGGCGTTGAGGCGAAATTCAGCGTGTTGTTGCCGGCAGAAGTGGTGGCGTTGGTCGTCGCGGAATTGCCATTAACATAAAGCGTGGTTGAGGCGGAAACGACCCAGAGACCGGGATTATAGAACGACTGCCACGCGCCGTTGACGATCTTCACGCCGGCCGATTGGCCGGGGAAAAGCTCGGCGAAAAGATCGGATGGAAAGCCCGACAAGAATTTAGCGTTGGTGCCGTCGCCGTTCTTGATCAGCACCGAGCAGTTCGACGGGAACCCGGTGACCGCCGGCAGCGTCAAGGTGAACTGCCCGGTCGAGCCGGTGCCAAGCTGTATCGTCTTGCCGCAATCGGTCGCTGCAACGGAGTAGTTGGAGATTTGCGTGTTGAGAATATTCTCGTCAATTCCCGCAGCCGCGGCAATGCCGTAGCCGCCAAGCGTCGTCGGCGTGCCGGTGATTCCGCTCCAAGCGGCGCTAGAGCACGTCGCGGCGGCATTCGATAAATCACCGCACGCCGGCTGCGATTGATGGGGGGCGCCCGACGTGGAAACTGAATCGATCCACTGATGGGCGATAGCGGCGATGCTCTCGATGCCGCCAAGGGTCGAGGCAGTGGGACTCGGCGGTATGACCACGCCATCGATATTTCCGCCGCCGGATTGCGTGCACGGCGAGTTGCCGGGGAAGTAGGTGTTGGCGTTGCCGGTGGCGCTGAGGATCAGGCCGCCGGTATTTGCTTGGCAGCGTGAACCGGTGACCGTATTGCCATGAAGATTAATCGTGATGTTTTGAAAAATGGCTTTTCCATCAGAATCAGCATAGGCAAATCCCAGCCCGCTAAACGACGGATTGATCCCTGGCAATAGATCAATATTGGCAGTGACGTCATTGACGAACAGACCGCCGCTGGTCACTTGCACGGCGGCGTTTGACGCCCCACTCGCGAAGCCAATGTCGGCTCCTAGATGGACTTGGGAATTATCGTTGATGTTGAACAGACTGGCGGGCGAGCCACCAAAAATATTGCCAGCAACCAGAAGTTCGAAACACCCGTTGGTGGCCGCAAAGGCGACCGAGGTGGATTGAAAGAAGATATTTGAAAACGCTATATTTGTCTGAAAGTAACATCCGACAGCGGGATTGCCGGCCACGCTGAACGCAGAACCGTTGGTGACCGTACCGCCGCCGGCGTAAGCACCCCCAAACGTAGTGCCCTGCAACGTCAGATGAGTGCCGTCAGTGACTGTCGCCCGCCAGGTCCCGTTGCATCCCGTCGCGCCGCCGACCCCGTAGACCGAAACGATCTCGTTTGCCGAATAGGTCGACGTGGACGAAAGCGCGATTTCGCACAAACCACCGTTGCTGACCGCTCCGGTAATCGACAACGATGCCCCAACAACCCTAAGCGCGTTGCCGCCCTGGGCGCCGACAAGGTCATGGAACGCAACATGAAGGCCTGACAAATCAGTCGTCGCAGCAGCCATATTGCAGACTGCTTGCGTTTGTCCCAATGAGACAAAATCGATTTGGTCGACGACAAAGTTCAAACATTGTTGGGCAGTCTTGAACGCGGAAGCGCCAGGCGCGAGACCATCCGTGGCGCCAATCGCGTCCGTGCCGTTTGCATAGTCACTATAGAAATTAGTCAGCGCGCCAAAGGTCTGCGGCGAGCGCCAACGGCCCGGCCGCGAAAGCACGGCCCACGTGCCATTGACGATGCCGATCTTGCACGTCTGCCCTGGCCAAAGAATGTTTTGCGTCGAACACCCGCTACCGCTCAGTCCCGAGATTCCTTTGCCGCGAAGCGTTGTGGTGTCGCCATTGGTGATGTTTACGACGCAATTGGATGGAAAGCCGGAAACACCTGGAACCGTAATGGTGAAAAAGCCGGTCGACCCCGTGCCCGCCAGAACGGTCCCACCGCAATATTCCCCCGCGATCGTGGTGTTCGAAGTGACCGGCCATGGCAAATTGGCATCGACGCCGTAGCCGAGGAACGTGGCGCCCGTGGCCAGGCAGGCGGCCACGATGACGGCGCCGGCCAATCCGAAGCGGCGCAACGCGCCGGACTGTTTGTTTGCTTGATTCGTCATCGCGCTGTCCATCTCATCATAATCCATAGCCGGAATTCACGCCATCGTTGAAGGGGATCAACTCGAACCGCGACCCCGTGGGCGGGGACAACGAGGTGCCGCCGTCGAACGTGTCCGCGCCGGTCGGCACCAGGGTCACCGCCGCCGATCCGATCAAAATCTTGAAGGTGATCGAACCGACGCGCGACGATGCCGCAGGCACGGTGATTGTCAGCGGCGAAGTGACATTAACGTTAAGGATGACGTCGTCCGCGGTGACCGGCAAGTCGGCCGAGCTGTGGATGGCGCGCTGCTTTTCGGCGCGCCGCGCCAGCGCGAACCCGCCTAGCGTCGCGCCGTCGTGCACCACGGCGCGGTTGTTGGTGGTATCGACGACGACCTCGCCCTGGGCGCCGGTGAAGGTCGCGACCTGGGCCGAAGTGCCGCGGCGCAGTTGGACTTGTGTTGCGGTTGTCATTTTACACCGCGCGCGCCTGCCGCAGCAGCGCGTCCCGCGCGTAACCGCGCACTTCAACCCAGTCGCGCGCGGCCAAGTGATGATGGCGCAGAGAGCCGTCGTCGTTCGCCGGTTGCTCCAGCGCGCCCATGATCTCGCGTAGGCGGGCGTGGCTACTGATCATGGCCGAGCTGCCGGTCGAGCTGTTGAAATAGATCGTATAGGTCGTGCTTGATGTCGTCTGCGGCGCATCGATGATGTCATAGGAGACCACGCCATCAAGCCCGAAATCGTTGGCGCCGCCGCCGGTAGCGCCGGTCTGCGCCGATTGGCTGATATTGGTGGAGCTGCCGCGGCGCACCACCGAGGTGACGACAGCTGTGACCGCGGTGTTGACGGTGCCGGATTCGCTCACCTCGATCAGATTGACAGCGCTGGTCGGGGTGATGCTCGCGGCAGCGCTGGAAGCGGCGAAGGTGGCGCCGGCGCTGGTGACTGTGCTGCTCTGGGTGAATACCTCTTGTACGGTGTCGCCGGGCTTGTGGACGCCCGGGCCGAACACCTGGATCTTGCTTGGCGTCGTCGCCCAGCCGGTGCCGGCGGTCCATGTCACCTCGACATAGCCGGCTATTCTGATCGCCACGCCCGACATGGCTGCGACATTTGCCTGGATCATGCCGGCTGCCCCGCCTCCAGTCGTTCCCGAGCCGGTCGTTTGCAACACATCTTCGGCCAGCGGGAAGACTTGCGTTGTGGTCGATTGATTGCTTAAGCCGAGCCGGATATCGGCGCAGCTTCCCGACAATTCCGTGCGGCAGATCAGCGTGACCCAAAGTCGGCACACGACGGCAGTGGTGCAGCCCATGGAAAAGCCGCTGTTGACCTGAAACGACAGCGCCGAGGTGATTTGGCCATAGACAACGCCGTTCGATCCGTTATTGAGCGTCGTCGATCGGAAATTGACCAGCACCGGATTTGCCGGCGATGACGGATTGCTGCCGTTCACGCCGAGAACGGACACCGTGAGGTTGTTGCCGGAAACGGCCGCGGCGAGTTGCAGGTTGAGCGGCGCCTCATAGCCCAGCGCCGATTGCGCCAAAGCCGACGCTCCGACATTAAGCCCGAACGTCGACAGTGCCGCGCCGGTCGCGCGCTCATAATGGATCACCTGCACGTTGGTCGAGGTGAGCGCCAACACAATCGCGTAGTCGCCTGTGGCGGTGACGATATTGCTGCCGTTGTTCGGCAAATTCAGTGGCGTACCGCCGGTACCCCCGCCCTGGGTCAAGGTCAGCGCGCCGGCAAACGTGACGATCTTGACCGTGCCGGGCACCGCATGACCGTTCGCCAATTGGGTGATCGTGCTCGTCCCGGTCACCGCGACGGAAGCGGCCGGCACCGACCACAGATCGGTGATGGAGGCGCTGGCCAGTGACGCCTGGACGCCGCCACCGATCTGCACGGCATTCAAGTGGTTGGTGGTGTCGACATTCCAGAGATTGTTCCAGCCCGTGCCGTCCCATTGTGCGACGTAGCCGGTGTTGGTGTTCCACCACAGCATTCCCGTCGTCGGCGAGTCTGGCGTTGTGCCGCCTGCGAACAGCGCGAGCGCGCTGCCGAGGCAGTTGTTGATGTCGTTGACCAGCGTGAGCCCGGACACCGTGCCCGAAGTCGGCATGACGCAGATCAGGGGCACCGCCGCTGCCGGGGTTGCCGCGACGATCGTGCCGGCGACGAAGAATGCAGCAAAAGCCGCGCGAATGCATTTGATCATGTCAAAATCCCTCGACCGTTATGTTGACGTTGTCACGCTCGACCCGAAAGCCGCCGTTGGTGAACTGAATGGTCAGCTGCGATAGCGACAAGCCGCTGATGCTGTATAGATCGCCCGCCGTCGGCTGCCACGACACGCTCACATAAGGCAGATCCGCGCTGCCGGGCCCGCCGTTGAACGCCGCCGGCGTCGTGGTGCCGTCGCGCTGGAAGGCGATGGTGAGGCCGCCGGGGCTGCTTGGCACGCTTTGTTGCTGATAATGATCGATGCGCGACGGCAGCTGCACCGTGTAATTGAACGCCATTGCCTCGGCGATGGTGTTTGGATCGCTCGACTGCAGCGCAAGCCGAAAGTTCCAAGCCATCGCCGGATAGACACCGGGAACGAATTTCTGCCAGGGACCAAAGAAGACGATGGTATCGCCGGCCGAAACGCCGGGACCGGTCACATTCTCGGACAGCGTAATGGTGGTTGACGTGGTCGCGTGCACCGTTGTGCCGGTCGCAATGGCGCCCCGTTGCGTGAAGTCGACGACCGTCAGGCCGGCCACGACCCAGGCCGGCACCGCGGCAAATGTCAGAACGGCCCCCGATGGCGCCGTCGCGCTCGCCGTCAGCGTTTGCTGTGCCAACGCGATTTCGATCCAGCCGTCGACATATTGGGTCGAGGCCGAGCCGAGAATGTCGGCATCGGTCAGGACGTCGGCGTCGGCAAGAACATTCTGGCCGACCGGCACGCCCTGGATCTGCGTCGACGCGTTCACCGAGGCCTGCACCACCGACCCGGCATTGACGATGTGCGCCGCCGGTATGGTGTAGTAGAGCGGCGTATCGGTGATCACGCCGCCGAAATCGAGTACGTCCGGAATCGAGAACACGATGGTGTCGCCGGACAGAACGCCGGGAACCGGCGCGCTGATGGCGACCGTAGCCGACGTGGCGGTGATGGAACCATAATCGACGTCGGTCGTAGCCGATGCCGTAATCGCACCGTAGTCCGCGTCTGCCGCCACCGTGCCCACGACCGGGCCATCATCGATGGCGTTGTAAACGATCGCAGTGGCGGTCGCGAGCTCCGGGATGACGCCGGCCGTCGTGGTATCGGCGACCGCCATGCCGACCGCGACATTCGACGGCAGATAGGCGAACGACAAAACGTTGCCGCTTGTGGTCGCAGCGTCCGTCACCGCCGATTGCAGCAGCGGATTGGCGCCGAGGATATTTCCGGCGCCGCCCAACCTCAAGTTTCCGGCATCGACACCGATGCCGTTCTGGAACGTGCCGGTCCAGCCGGTCGCCTGTTCGTCGAAGCCGGCGAGCAGGTTGAGCGAAAGCTGGTTGCCGGAAATCTCGATCGCCGACGCATTGTCGCTATAGACCGTCAGCCCCGCGACCGGCTGGCAGCGCGCCTTGATCAGAAAGGTGCCGTTGCCTTGCGCAATGAACGGCGGATGCGCCTGCGAGCGGATGAATTGCGCGTTATCCCAGGCATTGCCCTGGCGGACCTCGTAGAGAATGCCGTTGCGAAAATCCTCGATCTCGTCCCAGTAGATCTTCTGGAATCCTGCCTCATAATTGGTGTAGAGGTCGCTGACGTCGGGCAGCGGCGAAGCCAGCGCGGCTCCGGTGATCGTGTAGGCGAACGCGGTGCAGTCGGCGAGCGATTGGGTGCCGCCGCCGTAGACGTTGAAGCTCTGGAACTTCAGATAGACCGTGTCGCCGATGCGGCTTTGATCGTAGGGATAAGAGAAGAACGCACCATCGAGCCGCGCGAATTTGGTGACGAGGGCCGGATGGTCGACGATCTGGTCTTCCGTGCCATAGGCGCCGCGCACCAGGTAATTGAGATTGTACGTGTTCGGGCCCGTCAGCGTCGCCGTCTCGTAAGAGACGATCTCGCCGCCGACATAGCAGCGGTTGTTCAGCGCCCTGGCATCGGCTTGGGTGCCGGACGACAACAAGCCTGCGCTTTCCGTCAGATCGACCGACAGCGTGTGGATCTGGTCGATGGTCTGCCCGGTAATGCTGACGCCGACGGTTGGCAGGTCAGCCGTGGTGACGCCGATGCGGGCGCCGGCGCTGACAGTGCCGATTTGGCTGTAGTTGCCATCTTGTTGATAGGACAGCCAAATATTGCAGCCGCCCCACAGCGGATTAACGCTGCACGCGCCCGCCATGATCTTGAGGCCGCCGCCGAGCTGGTCGGTCGGCTCGAAGATGAGGACGTCGGCGACCGAGCCCGGATCGGCATTGCGGTCGTTCGGCACATTGACGACCGAGGTCGTCGCGTATTTGGTCGCCGTCGCATAGCCGAGCGGAAACTCTTCCGCGGTGATCTCCAGATAGCCGTTCTCGTTCTCCTCGATATTGGTGATGCGGATCGGCGTCTTGTTGAGGCCGAGCACGGTGTCGGTGACCGTCACCAGGTCCATGGGATCGAGCAGGCAATATTCCCACGACAGGCGAAACTTGTAGGTATTGCGGATATAGACCGCGCGCTGCAGCATCAGCTGCGCCGCGATCAGGGCCACGCCGGTGTCGCAGATTTCGTGCGCCGTGACGGTCGGCGCGATGCGCTCGCCGCGGACGGTATTACCGAGATTACTAAGGCTCTGGCTGGTCAGCTCGATGGCGTTCTGATCGCGCGATTCGACCGGGGTGAGGTTGTAGGCGTTGTTGCGATCGGCGCATTCCACGCGCCAGACGTTGTAGGCCTGATAAGGATCGGTGCGCGACACCGTGAGCGGATCGGCATTGTTCTCGACGATGTAGTCGTCGTCGCCGAGATCGTAAATCGGCGTCACGTTCGGATTGAACGTCACGCCGTTGCCGGTCACCGCGGTGTCGCCATAGGGAATGAAGCGCAAGAGGCCGCCCGACCAGACGGCCGCGGTATTGGTCAGCTGCAGCCAGCGGTTCAGAATACCCGATGCCGCCTCGGCGTTGGTGAGCGCCGGGCTGAACGCCAGGCCGACCGCGCGGCAATAGGTCTGATACGACGCGTCGTCGCCTGAGCCGAGAAGCGACGTCGTGTCGATCGACACGGTCGGAAAGCCGACGCCATATTGTGGATTGGTCAAAAAGTCGGAGACGACCTGCGCCGGATCGGCATCGACGAAAATTGCCGTCGTGCCGGGAACGTCGGTGTAAGGCGTCTGCCCGTGGCCGGTGGCATAGAGGAAACCCAAAACTTCGAAATTGTGGTTGTCGAGCGTCGCGCTGCCGGACAAGTCGTATTGCGCAGCGGCGACATAAGCGGTGCCCTGATAGGACAGCGCGACCTGGCCCAATAACGCCGCTTCGCCGAGCGTCGGCTGAATATCGGCGAGGATCCCCACGATCGAGCTGGTGGCGGCCGGCGTGGACAGATAGGACCACACGGGCTGCGGCGTGCCGCCGAGAAACAGCGACAGTCCGAGCGCGCCGAGCGACGTCGTCGACTGTCCGCGCCAAACATCCCCGATGCCCGTGATCGGCCCTTCGCAGATCGCCAAAATGACGTCAGCCTTATAGTCGTACTGACCCGTGTTGCTGTTGCCGCCGCCGCTGTTGAAGAGTCCTTTGCCGCCGCCGCCGCTGCTACCGGCCGGGATCGCCTTGAAGTTGGCATACCAGATGACGTTCGGCGCGAGCTTGCTGGTTCCCCACACGATCGGGATCGGCAGCGCCGAGACCGCGGTCTGGATTTGCAGTCCGGTATAGTCCGGCGTCGAAGCTGGTTTTGATCCGCCGCTGCGGAATATGCTCATGGCCTGCGCTCATGATTTCTTGTTGCCGCTTTTTTTGGCCCAGATGCTGAAAAAAAGCGGCTTACGCGCCGGATCGGCAAGCACGGCGTTGCGCAAAACTTCGTCCTCGATGACCATTCCCGCCTGGTGGTAGGCGTGAACCATGCGCAGCGGCGCTACCGCGGTGACGATGCCGCCGTGCGAGTAACAACGGCCATAACGGAACACCATCACGTCGCCTGACAGCGGCTGCACCACTTCGGCGCCGCGATCGAAGATGAAGCCGAGATAGCGCTCTTCGCTGCGGTGCAGATGCCAGTCCACCGGATAAGGCCGCGGATCGAACGGCGCACACAGATTCAAGTCGACGAAAACGCGCACCAGCAGCATGCCGCAATCGACGCCGACACCCTTGATATCGGCGCAGTTGTGATAGGGCGTGCCGATCCATGACCGCGCCGCGGCGATGACGGCCGCACGTTGTGCGGCCTCGGACGACGGAGGACGGACGACGGAGGACGGATTGTTGTCGTCCATGATCTGTCCTCTGTCGTCCGTCGTCTGTCGTCCGAATCAGATCGCCATCTGTGGCGGCGGCACGTAGGGAAAGCCGCGAAAATTGACCAGATTGTTGAACTTCGCCTGGCACGTCGTCAGCGTGTGATCGCAGCCGAAAAACACCGTGAAGCCATCGCCCAACGCCGGCACGCTCTGCAGCGGATTGATGAGGTTCAACGAGGAGCCGTTCACCACCGAGCCGACCGTCGCCGTCACGCCGGCAAGAACGCCTGAGTTGAACGTGATCGTGCCCTGGGCAAAGTTGGCATTGGCGAGGGACCAATAGATGATCGAGGCTGTCGATCCGGCACCGACCGTGCCGCTGTTGCTGTACGACGGCGATATCGACGTCTTGCTGAGCTTGCATCCGCCATCGTAAAGCGTATGCAGGCAGGTCGGCTGATACATGTTGCGCGGCATATCGATGTCGAGCAGCACCAGATCGGAATTGACAGTCAGCTTTGCCGAAGTGCGGCCAATCTCATCGATATTGCCGAGCCGCCCCTTGAACAGCATCGCCGCGCCGATCGCAGTGCCGCCCAGCCGGTCGGAGAAAAACACCCGATAGCGCACGATCTCGCAGCCGTCGAACGATCCGTCGCGCAACGCCTGTAGAAACGGCGCGCCGCCCGAAATGGCGTCGGTCGAGCGCGCCGCGATGGTGATCTGCTGCTGGTCGGCCTCGAGCCCGACTGCGGCCTTGTATTTGAGGCCATCGACCAGGATGGAGTTCGCCAGATAGGCGACGCCCGCATAGGTGAAGGTCACGTCGATATTGGTATAGGCGAGCGTTGCGCCGCCTTGCAGCGAAAACAAAAAGGCGTCCGCCATCAGCAACTGGGCATCCGGGCTGGCGCGCGCCGCGTTGAGATACGAGATCAGCGCAGTTGACGCGGGCTTCATCTCACTGCCCGCTCTTCACGCTGCGGAATTTCATGCTTTGGAGCTTCCACAGGTTCGACATGAATTCCTCGAATTCCATCTGATCGTCGATGAACCGGCACTGGAAGGCGAACGAGAAATCGGCGGACACCACGACGCCGGCGCCGGGCGGCGTCGTGAAGGTCAGCGTGTTCGGCGTCGTCAGGCCGAAGCTGCCGCCCGATTGCGGCGTGCCATTGAGATAGACATGCGAGACCGCGGTGACCCAGCCGACCGGCTCGGCGAAGCCGCCGAGCGCGCGGACGAAGCTGAAAGCGGTCGTCGCGCCGTCGCCGACGCCGATGCCTTGACTGGTCGCGGAATTATCGTCCGGATCGATATAAAGAAACGTGCCGAACTGGCCCTGCAGCTGCAGGAAAAAACCCATCAGGTTTTGCAGGCTCGACGCGCCGAGCCCGGCAAATCCGCTCGCCGACGAGGTGAGACCATAGGTCGCCTCGAACTCGTAGAGCGGATAGTTCATCAGCGCGATACGCACCTCGCGGCCCGACGCATGCGAGGCGATGCGGGTATTGAACGCGGGCTTCTTGCGGCGCGACCAGGCCAGCCCCGGCAATGTCGGCAGCGAAGGCGGCGTCGTCATGGTGTTTCGCTCCTGTCACGCCCGCGCGCCGCGCAGCCCGAGATGGGCGCCGCTCTTGATGCCGTTATTGATGGCGCGGATCATGTGTTTGGCGTTGTCGTGGAAGAAACGTTCGACGCTTCGCGAATCCAATGCCGA